GCGGTTAAAGCACCTTGCTTGTACAATTCAGCAGAGGTATCGATTATTTCTATCGCCATGCCAATGATTCGGGACGCTCCTGCTTCAATATCACCAAATGTGGCGACGGAATCCATGCTAAAATTAGCACTTGCCACCGGCACAGCGGTGGGAAACAGTGGTCCTCCAGCGGCATCTTTAGCGACTGTCACCAAACCAATTGAATAATCATCGGTGGTTTGAGTGAATTGACCATTAACTATATTACCATTATATAGTACAGTACGGTCAAAAGGAAGGGTGAAAATGTGCGCATCCCAATTGGCACCTAAGCCGGCTGGTTCAGAAACATTCAACTCATAATTAAATGAGGAGACGACGGTGTCAAAAGAATCAGCATCAGGATACCCAGCGACTTGGTGGCGCTGGTCGTGAAAGGGGTCCAGACGTAATTTCAGCCAATCAGCTCCGTCTGGAGTAAGTTTGTTGGCAGCAACGAGCTTCTCAATTGTAGCAGCTCGGTCTATCTTTTTGGCTCTAGTATACATACTCATGATTGAATATTATGCTTGAGTGGGATCTTGTTATTGTGTCAATAGGTATGGAATCCAAGCATCGACACCAGCTCCGACTGTTCATCATCAATACGTGTCATCACGCCATCCGTGCAGTCTGTCGGCGTTCCGGGGCTTGTGGCCCCTTAGCAAGTAAATATTTACACTGTGACTCTTAGTCCACAGAAACTTTTTGGATTATTTAAATTGATGACTCCATGCGGTGAGTTTAACGTCTTCACCAGGACGCGGCAACACACTCAAGCCAAACCAAGCTCAATGGCGGAACCACAGAACTTGTTGTCAAAGTCGCGATACACCCAAAAATCAACTCCGTATAAAGAATCGAAAACCTCCGAATCTATAACACCAAGTTGTAATCGTGTGATTGCTTCTTCGATTTCTAATTGGTCTTGAGGTGAAATGTTGTACAGATGATCAAAATCTAGTCTATCTTCATAACTAATTCCCTTAGCCATCTCTAATTCGAGTGCTTCGGAAAATGTAGCCTTCTCTTGTATGATCTTTTGATCCCAGAACTTATCTGACAACACTTCAGTGTAACCTTGTGTGAGAGCGATGTACCTTTTGGCAAAAGCTGTTAATATGGGGCAACGAGGATTGCAGTACAATAAGGAAAGTGCCTTGGAGCGGAGGAGACCCATACGAGTCTTCCAACCTCCATTCCGCAGCGCACTGTGACTCCACCCAAATGCAGCCAAAGTTGTGCGTGGGTCACTGAAAGCTGCTAAACTGCGTGAGAGCATTAGACCACAAAAGGACGTATCCTGAATTGTGTCATGGCTCTCTGCCTTCAATTGAAATCCCATTTCCTCTTGCAAGTCAAATGTAATGTCCTTATCAAAACAAAATAATCCGTCATCTCCTTCGACACAGCCGACAAATTGTGCATCTTGTTGGTCACAATTGTAGGCCATGACTACTAAATTAACAAAACCGTTACCAAGGGACGTATTCGGGTCACCTGACATCCTAACTCCAGGTATCTTAATGCTAAAATCTCTAAATTTGCATTCTTTCTCTGAAGTGTTCCAAGTGTTTATCTTAAGTGCCGCTTCCGGGTAATTCATCAGCATATAGCGATACATCTCACCCTCAGTGGCATCATATATTTCAGGGGTAATACTCGACTCGAAACTGGTATAATCTGTAACATAATACGGCCCAGTGCGTCCTTGGAATAGCTCCAGTATGTATTGTGGCCTCATAACCACAGGTACATACTTCGCAAACCAAGATAATTTGCACACCTGTTTTTCTACAGCATGTATGTAAGGCGAAGCATAAATCTTCCACTCATCAGGCGGAGGATTGATGCAACGACAATGCTTGTATTTAGTGCCGTCCTTCATATGTTCAACTTTACCAAAGGATTTATATATAATTTTAATAGCGACCCAAACCATCGTCTCGTACATTAGCCTGAACACATTTTTCTTTTTCGCAGAATAATGCGTACCAGAGATATAATCTTCGAAGTTTATTTCGCCAGCTGGAATGGGATTCAAGTGTTTCTCGCAAAACTTCCTCGTAAAAGCCTTCAAGTCAGCCAACCTTTCGGGCGAAGCTTTCTTTTGAGCCCTCGCGAATCTATATTTCGCGGCATGGAATAGAGACTCTTGATCCGTTGCATCTGCGATGGGTGGCGTAATACCACGTATCCTTCCGCCTGGCAAACTGCGAGCTAATTGTGTTCGTGCACGTTTTATTATACCCCGGTCTCTAATCTTGACGCGCTCATTGACCGGCACGGGGTCAGGCAAGTCTACTTCACCATAACGATAACCTATAGTGAAATAATCCTCATCTGACCCCTGCATTAAAAATCCACACTGTCAGATTCAAGGTTAATAGCCCGTCTTCTGATCTCGGCTGCCCTGAACTCCAACTGTGCTACTGTAACGTTGTTTAATGCCTGCGCTGCTCCCATAGGCAGGTTATAATAGGCATTCACACGCTCTTGACTCTTAATGCTTTTCACGAATTCTTCTTCTGTTTTATACGCGTTCGTGATTAACGCTTGGCTGACTCTGTCATTACAGGCCAACACGAGATAATTTCCATAATCCGTCGTGATCTTAACTAGACTCACGGTTTGTGACGCCTCATACATTCTACTACTATTATGGTGAGGCCCTCTCAAACTTTGCTTTGCGTAAATCCTACAGGTGCCTATGCACTCCCATGATGTATAGCTGTAGAGATACTTCGTCTTGAAACGTCCAACTTGATTGTTGCCAGAATAGACAGGCGAGCTCTCATAGATATCTATCAATTCCTTGATATCCATCTGTGGCGGCTCTGGCCGCGCCATGTGGCTCAGATGAACTCCTCCAGCCAGACCGGTAAAATCTAGCCGGGTCGTATCATCCAACCAAACGTCTTCAATAGTGTAAGCTCTCCACAGCCAATCTATCGTGCACAATACCAACAAAGTATAACAGTACCACAAAATCAAAAAGTCACGTGCCCAGGTGAAAGTATTCTCAACTGAGTGACACAGACCAAAGAAGCATAAATAAGCTAACAGTAATCTGAGCCGAGGTCGTGTCTCGGATAGGCGTAGATAGAAACAATAAAATAGCGATATCCGGATGATTGTAGTGGGCCGAATGGCATAACTCTGACATTCGGCCGCAAATTCTAATTCTTCTTCGCGTTGCTTGTTCTCTCTATCACGTCTGTCCTGGTCCTCTTCTCTTTCTTTCTGGTTCGCTGCATCTCTGGCCGCTAACCTTTGAGAGTGTGATATGTTAACGGCATCCTGAAGTAACGCTCGGCGTCTAGCTCCGCGTGATATCGGTTGTGCCGTGGCTATGAATCTATCCTTTTGTTCTGGATGTTCGGTGAGTTTGAGGTCATCACCAGGACGTAAAATGGGGGAAGATGAAACTGCTGGAACAGCTTCAACGGGAGGGTGAATTTGTGGGGGCGGGGATCTGGGCCTGACGACCCAGACATTAATACTCTTTTTGCCTCGGGTTTTTGACGGATCCGAAGGCTTGGCCGTATGTTTGGTTTTGTTGGGTTTTGAAATTGTATTAAAGCTAGAAGCTACCGCACCGACAACCATTACAGGGCCTAGACGAACGACAACGTGCCTGCAAGCACTACAGCGCACCGCAGACGACGAAATCGCGAATAGGGGTCGTCCTCATGCAAATTTTCATTTGGGGAGGGTGGAAATTGCTTCCATAATTCAGACAGCAATGGTTATGTAGATGTAATCAGCATGTTAAATGATCCTGCTCATGATTACACCACCGTTTTGGGAATGGGTGGTTGGCCCCACAACTTCCAGGTTGCGCAAAAAGAGGGGGTCAG